TGTCATTGAAACAAAAGGTATTGAATCAATTTCATCCATAGCTAAAATTCTATATGCTCCTGTACCTGCAAGACAAACTTTTAATAGTTCTGATTTACCATCACCATTAACATCTAATCTTACATAACATTCATGAATTAAAACTTCGTCTGTAGAATTATCACCTCTATCTTGTGGTGCAGAAAAATCTGTATCTTGGTATCTTACTTGTCTATCTTCTAGATAATATTCTGAATCACCAGTAGGTAAGTTATAAACTATATCTCTATCATAACCCATTTCAACTAATTCAGTTCTAGTCATATTAACTCTATGACAAACAAAGTTAGCTGTATCTATTGATTTAGCTCTACGTTCAATTAAAAATTCTTCAGGTGGGATTGGGTCAATCTTTACTTGACCATACATTCTAGTTTTATGAATAACGACATCATGGAATTTTACTTTATCAATAACTTTACCATTGTCATCTTCAAATTCTTCTTCGTATTCTTTATGCTCTGTAACTGAAACTTCTTTATCTGCAATAAGAAGATTGTATTCATCATCAGTTAATCTTTTATATTCTTCTCTTGTAATTTTTTCAGAATCATCCCAGTATACTTTTAGGATACCATTCTTCTGTACAAGTGCATCTTTGAAAGCTGTATAAATAGCAGAAAAACCTCTGTTCTCTTTATAGAAAACATGGTTAATATAATCACTTGCTTGTTTAGCTACTTTTTCATCTTCAGGCCCAGCAGGTTCACAATGAAAGATATTATCTCCTGCTGTAAAAATCTTCATAAGAGAA